TTTTTCAATTACCCAAAATACCAATCTAATTAATGTATTGCTAAGTCGCCAGTGTTTTAGAAGTTGGCATAGTTTTGTTTCCTCTAATTGCCAGTAACTGAAAAAATCCAAAACATTAGAGATTACTGGGTAGTCGCTTCTACTTACGAAGTCAGATACTAGAGCATCGATTGCTTCTAGAGATTGACACATCCCGATGGATGCAATCGATAATCCCTCTAATTTATATCCTGAGATAATTTGTAGCATGGTTTTGGAGTTTTGTTTTGTTTTTTTGCCTTAGTTTGCCTTGCCTTGTCTTGTATTTGTTTCCTTGCAATCTACTTAACAAGTCAAGCCGATTGTTACAGAAACCTTATCACAATCGGCAATATTTGAGGGCATTCTTGCAATCTACTTAACAAGTCAAGCCGATTGTTACCGGCTATGTTGCAAGTCGCGGGTAATCCCAGTGACCAAACTTGCAATCTACTTAACAAGTCCAGCCGATTGTTACTATGGGGAAAATCCCCCTTTCACGGTTGCCTTAGATGCTTGCAATCTACTTAACAAGTCAAGCCGATTGTTACTAACCCGTAACCCCTACGCTTGCAATCTACTTAACAAGTCAAGCCGATTGTTACTGAGAGATTGCAAGCGATTATACATGAGGCCGCTAACTTGCAATCTACTTAACAAGTCAAGCCGATTGTTACCTAACATAAATTCCGAATGCCCGCAATTGTAAGCACTTGCAATCTACTTAACAAGTCAAGCCGATTGTTACTCCGGTAGCTAGAATCCTCGATCGCTACTCTGATATGCTTGCAATCTACTTAACAAGTCAAGCCGATTGTTACCCAGTCTCCCAGAGTGTAAGCTGCGTATAGCCTGCGTTGACTGTTTGCGCGGGTTGCGAGTGGATCGACCTTTTCCTTGTTTTTTTCTTGGGTGTCACTGGCTCGGAGGTCAAAACCAGTAAGGTTTCGAGGGTTTCTTCGCCGAGTAACAATCGGCTGGACTTGTCAAGTAATTCCTCCTGCGCTGATTCCTTATCGAAATCCTTCAGAGGCTTAACTTCCCCGGTACAAGCCGGGTAGCTTCTTACGAAGTCTGCTTTCCCTAAGATGTTGATTGCGGCGGCCACATCTCTGGGTAAAGTACATCCACACTCTAAACATTTATGGGTGCGGGTTGATAAACTTTTTTTAACACGATTGCCACAGCGAGGACAATCCTGACTGGTGTAAGCTGGTTGAACTTTGATAAACTCTCGGTTGGGAGTTTTCATTTTCGTTTCAAGAAAACCGGTTAATTGCCCTAAACTAGCATCAGCAAAGGATTTATTTAATCCCCCTTTGGCTTTCGCGTTATTGCGTTCGTAGCCTTTACCGTCTTCTCTTTTTTTCGGTTTAGGTCGTCGCATTAAATTCTTTAAGTTGAGGTCTTCTACGGCTACAGCGCCATGATTTTTGACAATATCGGTACTTAGGGCATGATTAAATCCTTTGCGTTGTCTTGCTATTTTTTCGTGAGTTTTAGCAACTTTAGCACGAGTTTTAGCGAGATTTTTGCCGTCTTTATTTTCCCCTGCTTTATACTGTCTAGCGGTTTTTCTTTGCAGTCTTGCTAGTCTTTTTTGCTGTTTTCTATAGTATTTGGGCGGGTCAATTTGTTGTCCGTCGCTGGTACTAATTATATATTCTAGTCCTACGTCAATACCGATTGCTTTATCGGAATCAGGTAGATCATCTACTTCAAATTCACCAAATAGACTTAGATAATATCCCGATGGGTATTTGATAATTGATACGGTAGAGGCTTTTCTGTCACCCCATCGAATGTCTAAAATATTGTTGATAATCTTTAAATCGCCTAATGTTTTACTACAGCTACCTATAGATATTTTATCCCCTTTTCTAACAGCGCAATTGCTGATCTCAGAATAAAGAGATTTAATTTTATCTTCTTTTCTTTTAAATCTAGGAAGTTTCCTGTCTAAATTCTTTTTATCGAGTTTGGTGTAAGCTTTCCAGGAATCAGCAAGCTTTTTTAAAACCCCTTGGACAAAAGCCATAGGGATGTCCTTGCATAGTTCTGGACATTTTTCTTTTGTAATACAGCCACATAACCCAAAATAATTATCAGATTTTAACCGCCGTTGAATAGGAATATGAACAGAATAAGAGTGACCTGCTTTTTGTCTTTTTTCTCTAGCTATCTGTATTTTAACTTTTTGCTTGCCAGTTAAATATTTGGGGGTGTAAAGGGGATTAGGAAGGGATTTACCTTTTTCGTTTTTCAGGGAGTCAATAAATTGAGGTTTTTTAGCTAAACGACGTTTAACCCGTTTAACTGGTTTTTTTGTTATTTTCTCAAGCTCGTCGTAATATTTATTAAGCTGATATTCCATCAGTAGCTCTAGTCCAAAATTCCAGACAGCTTTAAGCTCGTCCATCCAGCGATCAATATAGGCTCGCTGAGTGGCATTAAGGTTAAGTTTTATGTCCGCAATAGTTTTCTTGACTAGCATGGCTTTTATGGATCGACCTTCCTTTATTCTTATTTAAATTTACCATAACCCTACTAGAAATGTCAAGTAAGAAGTCTAAAGATTTTTAATGTCAAGTAATGGGATACCAGTTTCCGCCTCAAATATAGCCCAACCTTTATAAAAGTCAAAGCCAGTAGTATCAATATGAAGGGGAAAACCTAGCTCTTCCCAACAGTATAATAGTCTTAGTACGTCAACAATCTGAACCGTATAATTTAATCCTGTTTCAGTGATGATAAATTTTTCAAAAATCTCTGGGGCAACTAAAACAGAACAATAGCTAGTATCGTTAAATTTACCAGATTTTTTGGCTAATTCAGAAGTAATTGCGATCAAAATCTCTTTTGTAAGTAATCTTTCTTGCGATATATTGCAACTATCTAAGTTAGTCCAAGCGGTAAATTTAACATAATTAGATCGGGGATTAAACGTAACTTATAGTAGAAAAAGGTGCTAAACTATATTTGACTAACTTAAATTTACTACAAGCCTACTAGAAATGTCAAGTAAAAATTATTATCCTCTTAACGTCCGTACATCAGAATCAGAAGAGAAAAAGCTAAAAAACTACTGTAAAGCCCAAAAGCGGTCAATAACCGAGGTAATCCGGGAATTGATTAGAAGTTTACCCGATGACTGATACTCAAGGATGTTATTGGGATAGCTAACATTAAAAGTGCCAGTTCACAGACCGGCACTTTTAACTTTATTCTCCGATTAACAGTTACTTGACGATTTTAGTGAGAAGAAAGAAATAGTTAAAGAGAGAAGATTAAAATAATCCTCTCTCTTTTTTAGTGTTCTATGCTGGCAGTCATTGTTAGTTTGTAGTTAGATTGTAGATATTGTTATTAACAATAGAACCCTTGGTATATATAGCTTCTAGACTTTGTTGATACTGTTGACACTATCCCCCGATATTATTTTTTTACGCTCTTACTGCTGAGGCTGTCTTTCCTTTTTACCCCATTTTCTTTTTTTCTCTATACGACATCAACGACATCGACAAAGCCTGAAACCTAGACAGGGCAAAGATTTCGATTGTTAATAAGGTTATTAACAATCGAATTACAATCTAACTTCCCACGGTATCGCCTCTTAGTTACGAGGAAAAAACTCTGGACATCTTTTTTTAGCGTTTTCAAGAATTGCTTTTGTTTGACCTCTCACAATTTCATCGCGCAAAATATACAGTATTTCCGATCCTGATCCTGTCCCCGTCCCTACTCTTGCTGTTGCGTACGGAAAAACGGCAGAACTGATCGCCGATGTGGTTTCCCTTAGTGTCAGTCCAGACTTGAGATACTGACAAGTTCTTTTCTCAAGTATCTCTTGAGTCTGGTTGTCGAGGGATAGTGCCTCGGTAGGCATCATTCCTAAAAACAATAAGCTTAAAATAATCTTTCTCATTGGGTTTATGGTAATTTTCTATTATTTTACCACTCCTAAAGTAGGTACTCGATACTTTCTATTAACGATAAACGTTTTACCAAAATATCTAAATACGTTTGCATTGCCTCTGATTGCTGTTCCAAAAGAGCTAGTTGCTCTAATGAAATGCTTTCATGTGGCGATTCCAACGCCTTGTTTAAAGCAGTTAGCCTTTCTTCAAGCTCCGTTTTCTCTTGTTTTAATCTATCTAACCAGGACATAATCAATCCTCCTCTATTGTGTAAACTTATTCTAACTTTTCACGATCCAAAAACGAATAAATTTTTTTAATCAATTCTCCACTATCAGAAAAAACATTACTATCTGAATATTTGGTTGTACTAGCTTCTTCAAAAAATATATTAATTCCCTCTGACCATTCAGCTTTTAACTCTGAGTCATCTACTTGCTCTAATAGATTATTACTAAGAGATTGAAGTTCTTGAAGCTGTGTTTTGACATGAGGTGCTTTAGCATAAATTCTTCCCCAAGTGGTCAAAAAATCGAGAGTTTGTTCGGCAATTAAAGGGGTTCCGTCCGCAAGGCTAACTTTAAAAAAAGCGTCGAGGGCAGGGGCAAGAAGCGCAAAAATTGGTAATTCCCAACTATTGACAGAAGCGGTAAGAACAAGTAGGCTGATTCTAGATGGACTATCAGAGGGAATACTATTGCGAGATAAAATTGACGCAATAAATAACCAAATAACCTCATTATTAATCTCGCCGTCATTCTGTAGAAGCTTAAGTCCCAATACTCCTAATCCGATTTCTAAAGCTTCGATCGATCCCAGTGTCAACAGAGCGGCAAACTCTCTAACATGACTATCTACCTTTCTCAGATTGCCGAAAGCTCTATCAATTTCTTCTCTAGCTTTATCACTATCGCCAGAGTCTAAAAATTGTTGTACTATTCTAAGTGTCGTTGTCATTCTGTTTGGGGCAAAGGGATAAAGGTAGCTTTCTATTATTTTACCACTCCTAAAGTAGGTACTCGATAAATTAGTACAGGCGGGTATTCATGGATATAGGTCCTCATCACGCCATTTATTGAGTCAGCGTGAATGTACTCACTATCTCCCAGATAAATCCCCACATGACCATTTACTCCTGACTTACGAAACATCAAAATATCTCCTTTACACAAATCACCTTCAACTCTATCTAGTAACCGATCAAGGAATTTGACTAAGAAGTTATTCCGGGGAATCCGTTCGTAGTTTTCAATAATGAAATCATGGGGCAAGAATCCGACTTCAATCCCTACGCCAGCGATAAATCCTACACAATCGGTTCCAATCCCTTTAAGCGATTGACCATGAAACCAAGGAGTACCGAGCCATTCAAGAGCTTCGGTAACAATTTGATTACCCAAAGAATCGTTTTTTAGTTCGTTCATTTTGTGTATTTTCCCGTTCTTTCAATTGATTCAAACTATAACCCATATCATTCCTTGATTCTACAGTCACGTTATTGGTGTTATTGATTATTAGAGACTGATTAGAGCTATTGTTATTTGAGGTCGTGGAGTAATTAGGCTTGCCCCCGACAAATCCCCCGTTGGCGTAGTTCTTAATAGGAGCATTATTTCTGTAGTCTAGATAGGCTTCTGTTTCTTTAGGGTTGAGAATTAATTCATCTTCATTGGCTACGATTAATCGAGGTTTCCGCCCTCCTGACATTGCTCGTTCACGCTGAAAAGCTGAAATGATATTTTTCTCTATCGGAACATTGGCATCTCCAACTTTCCCGCCATCACTAAATAAGCTGAATCCTGTACCTAGAGAAAAGGCAGAAGCCGGAGCAGAAGCAAAGCTAGAGGCTCCTATACTACCAAGTGATCCAATCGAACCAAGTCCGCCTAGTCCCCCACTAAAAATCCCTGTTATTCCGCTAAGTAGCCCGTTAAATAAGCCACCTCCGCCACCGCCACCAAAAATAGAGGAAAAGATGTTACCTACTGGTTTAAAGATACTGTTTAGGGCATTAGTGAAAAAGTTACCCACTGGCCCGATGATTGCATTAAATACTGACTCAAATGCCTGAGTTATTGGTTTAGTAAAACCATCGATAGCAGAAGTTAAAGCATCGATAGCAGGCTTAGTAATACCCTCGACAAATTTAGTTGCAATATTTAAGCCAAGACTACTAAAAGCCGATCCTATTCCTTTTCCTTCTCTAATGTCAGAAAAGAAGCTTTCAGCTGCGCCACGATTCGGAGAGGCATCTAATGCTACTCGCTCTAATCTTAATTCTGCAAGTTTTTCCCATTCTGATCGGATATTAGCTACAAAATCAGCGTATTGTGGTAAGTCTTTGTAAGGTTCTAAATAATCCTCTAGTTCTTCTTTTTCTTTTTGTAGGCTAATACGTTCGGCAAGGATAGCAGAATCATCAAATAAAGTCGGTCGGGATTGATTCTCTAGCTTTAATCTTTGAATAGTTAAATCATTTAACCGATCACGGATACTCCTGACTGTATCTCTGGTTTTTCTAAATGATGCTTCTAAGGTAGCTACTCCCTGATTCTTGCCTAATCGTTCAATTGCTTGATCAAGAATTGTTACCTGTTCTTTAGCTGATTCAACGCGTTTAGCTAAAGCATCGGCATTTTTTAGAAACTGTTCTGCCACATCAGCAGGCATTTTTCCTAATGCTATTTGTTCGGCTACTACTTTTTTAATATTTTCACTCATTTTTTGCCATCCGTCGGCATTTAAAAGTAAAGTCCGTCGCTGGTCTTCTAGTGATTCAATCTGAGAGCGATATTGTCGAGAGACTTCTGTAGCACTCTTATTAATTTCTTCTTGTACTGTCAGATACCCTTTAGAGTTGATAGTCAAATCAGCGACATTCTCAGAAGCATCTCTTAAAGTACGTTCTAATGCACGGGCATCTTCCTCTTGCTGCCGACCAAATTTAATAGCACGGTCTAGTGTGGTGTCTATCAAAAATGATGCCTCTAACTGCCGTAAAAGCTCCTCAGCGTTTTGGTTGGCTGTTTCAGCGTTGCGAATTTGATCAGCGGCCGCATCAAGATTACCCGTAGGAAGATTGGGAACGGGAGGTAAATTAGGACTCTGGAAGTTAATCGGATTGTCTTTAGGAACCGGTGGTAAATCGGCATCCCAGAAGTTATCTTGATTTTGATTAGGTAAAGTCGGTAATTGGGCTATAGGTGGGGGACTACTAAATTCTGGGCCACCTTTTCCTTCTTTTGTTTCTTCTTTTGTTAAAACACGGGGAGGTTGTAAAACAGGAACAGAAGTGGGTATGGGGACAGGAGAAGGGTTAGGTGTGGAGTCTTTAATGGATTGGCTAATTGCATTAGTAGCATTAGTTATTATTGTTCGATTATTTAGTTGATTGCCGTTAATGTTTGCATAAGCAGTTACAATATATTCTTTCCCATTAATGTTTACCAGTCCAACGTTACCAATAACTTTAGAGTTATTTCCAATTTTTCCGCCGATTTCATTATTGTACTTAAAATTTCTTGTTTGCCTCAGAGATTGTTCAGCTAATTGACTTGCAGGATTTTGATCTTTAATTAAAGACTGCATAGCTAACGTTACGTCTTGTGCTGTTGAAATGTTTGGAGTTCCACTGCCTGGTATATTTAAATACCTAGAAATAGTAGTGTTTTTATAACCTTCTTTTTTGGCTAATTCTGTAGCTCTGGTTAGCCCACCTAGCCGATCAATTAAAACATTAGTTGCCGTATTATCTGACTTTTCCAGCATTAACTGTATTAACTGTTCAACTGTTCTAACTTGATTGGCTTTTAATTGTCCGTGTGGATCAACCAAAGGCGATTTTATGGCGATAGCATCTTTTAAGGAAAGTTTTCCGCTTGCTATTTCTTTGGCAATCAAATCAGCAATAATAACTTTAATTGTACTAGCTGGCGACGCTGGGGGTGTTTGAGCATTTTTAGAATATACAGTTTCTCCGCCAACTTCTTGAACTAAAACAGATTGAATATTTTTTGGTAATCTGTTGGTGATTTGTTGCTGAACTGATGGAGAAGGGCTAGGGGTAGAAATTGATGGAGTGGGTGAACCGCCTTGATTTCTTCCGAATTGCCGAAGAAATTCCCGGTAATACTGCATAACGATCGCCACATCTTTAACAGTACCCTTGGCTAATTGACCATTTCTAACATTTCCTGGTCCTGCTTTGTAGGCTGATATAGCTAACTCAATATTGCCGTTAAATCGCTCAAGCATTCTAGCAAGATAAGTTGCGCCGCCAATTAGATTTTCAGTAGGATTAAGGGGATTTACTCCTAACTCTTTGGCAGTGCCAGGCATTAATTGGCTAAGTCCCATTGCACCCGCCGAACTCTTATGGATCTGAGTAGGATTATTGGGATCCATGTGATGGAAACTTGATTCTTTTTTAACTAAAGCGGCAAAAAGAAGCGGATCAATGCCAACTTGCCTAGCCGCACCTTCAATCAAAGAAGCAAAAGGAACATTGGGCATTTGTTGGGGAGTATTCCCCGGAGTATTTACCCGCGCATTTTTAATAGATGGTGGCGGCGGTAAAAACCCTCCCCCATTCCACACAGGAGCAGGGGTGAAATTACTAGGTGCTGGTAGTATCAAACCTTCCTTAGCTTTTCTAATTGCCTCCGCAGTTTCTTCTATACTTTTTACTAAGTCTTCTCCAGAAGTCTTAATATTTGGGGAAATAGCTATTAACTCAGAATTGATTAATTTGATTGGTTCTGGAAGTGTATTAAGATTTGTGACAATATCCTTGATTGATTGGGGAATAAAGCCTAATTCTTTATTGGTTTGTCGGATTAAATCAGCTAGAGTACGATTGAGGTCTTCCTGAGTCCGTTTAATATCCTCAATCGTTCTTAGTCGGTTTCTTTCAGCCTCTTGCTGTTGCTCTTGTAGGTTGCGAATATTTCTTAGGGTAGAGATATAGGAAGTTTCTATCTCCTCGGTTCGGGATTGGAAGGTGCGTCCGCGACTGGCAAGGTCAGCTTGTCCCTGCACAAATTCTAGGAAAATGTCACCTAATTCTTTGCCAGCGTCGCTTGTACCGGGTATTAATAACCGATTTTTAACTTGCTGTACCCTGATTCTATCAGTCGTATCCAGTAACTGATTTTGGGCATTTAAGAGGTTCTTATCGAGTTCTCTGACTAAATCACTGTAACTTTCAGATAGGGAACGATTCTCTTTAAATGCTGACAGTTGAGCGTCTTCAATCTGTCTTCTGTAATCCTCAATCTGACGATTAAAGTCGATTATCTGACGGTCAAGGTTGCGGTAGTAGTCTTGTATTTGTTCTTGCTGATCTCTTAAAGATAGTTCGGTTTCAGCTATTTGCTGTGTGATATTTGCAATAGCTGTTTTTACTGCTAAAGAATCATCTACGTTTAATACTAATTTTTCTTGCTCTAAGGCTAATTGATTATAAAGAGCTGCCAAGTTTATTTTGGTTTGCTCTAGTCCGTAGCCAATATTTTGACTGGAGGAGGTTTTATTAGCTAGATTAGTGAGTTGTTCTGCTTTAACAATTTCTCCACTAGCTTGTTTTTCTTGTATTTGTCTTTTTTTTCTTTCGACAATAATCTCTCGACTAATTTGCTGAATTTCTCTCTCAGTGTTTAAAATATCTCGTCGAGCAGTTGCGTATTCTTTAGCTTGATTTAAAATAGCTCTTAAAGCGGCGTTGTCTTTTAGGTCAGATTCATACTGATCCATTATTTGCTGAATAGCATCAGGAGAAAGTAAATTTTCAGCAATGGCTTCACCAAAGCTCGCTACATTTAGCTGTTCTAAGTCTTCTTTAAAGTAAGTGCTTAAAACTTTATTGGCAGACTTAGATAGCCTTTCGTTTAAAGTATTAGAGATAGAGTTAGCTGAATTACCTAAAGTGGCGATACGCTCTTTAGCAGTCTGTAAGCTTTCTTCTTGAACTTTAACATTAAACTGAAATTCATTAATTTTCCCTGATGCAAATTGTTGATTTAATCCAATTGAACGACTTAAACTATTTCCTTCATTAGCAAAATTGGCATTAGCTCTTGTTCTTATAGCAAGATCAAAGGCAACTTGTAATTTTCTATATTCTTTTTCTTGGTCTTTCAAGACTTGTAGATAATCTTGTTCCGCTTTTTTTAGTTGACCAATTATAGTCAAGAGGTCTATTTTACGTTGTTTGTAAGCAATATCGGTTATATCTTTATTCTTAAAGCTTTGCTCTAACGATGCTAACGCTATCTCATATTGTTGAAGGTCAGCAGTAATTCTTGACCCAACAGGACCTAACTTTTTATTGATTAGTTCCTGTTCTTGCTTCATTAAATCCTGCTCTCGCTGGTTAAATTTAGATACAGATCGGTCGTTTCCTTTTGCGCTTGCAATTGTTCTTTCTGCTCTGACTAAAGCTAAATTATTTCTGATTTCTTGTAATTCAGATGAAAATTGCTTACTACCTGAAAAATTAGATAAAGTTTTTTGATATTCTTTAAGATTCCCAACTCCAGTAGCCAGAGATTTATCAATGTTTTCTAGTCCTTGTCGTAATTCTAATAGTGACATAAGCCATTTAGAATTATAAACAATCCCTAGTGTTATAACATTAAAAAACTTTTCTCCTCCAGACAATTCCATGTCAGGCAAAAAGCTTGTTAAGCCTTTGCGATTACTGTTATCGGTTTTGTTTTGCCAAGCATCAAGAGCTTTTTTAGACTCTTCTAGGGTTCTTACAGCTTGTTTTAGTTCTTCGCTACCAGCATTTAATGCGTTATAAACAAATTGAATACCAGTTATCACCGCAGTAGGAATAATCAATGCTTTAATTAATCCTATTCCTGCTAAAGTAGCAAGGTTTATAGATACTTTTAATCTACCCATGGCTGTAGCTGTAGATAGAGATGCTACTCCGGCAGTTTGTAAGGATGCACTCATAGCAGCACTGGCAACGGCTCCTAACCGACCAGCTGCCGCAAATTGCATGACTGATTTTCCTAAGAATCCCATGACTGACAGTAACCCTGCGGCTCCCACTGATGCCACAGTCCCTAGATTGTCATTTAAGGTACTTAAGCCGGCATTTAATGCCTGTAAAGCAGGGTAAGCGACTACTCCAATTTTTTCCCCTAACTGCATTTGAAGCTGTTCGGTATTGTTCTGGAATCGAGAGATTTCCGATTGTAAAGTTCCGGTAGAAAGAGAAAGGCCTCCAGCACTCATCCGTTTATATTCAGCCGCTAGTCGAGGTAAAACATCTTGTACCAAGAGATTGCCTGCTGATGCTTGTTGATAAAATTGAGCAGTGGTTAAGCCCATTGATCGGGCGGCTACATTTAAAGCGTCGTTTAACCCTCCTGACTCGCTCAATTGCTGTGTGAATTCTTCAACGGAAACAACAGCTTTAGAGGCTATTTGCCCAATAGCTCTAAAAGATTCAGCTTGCTGTTGGGTATTGGTTTGTCGCGCCGATAATGCTTCTTGGAATCCTTCAAAAATATTATCTGCCTGCGCTTGTAGTGGAGAATCAGTAGTAAGTAATTTGAATTTGCTATAAGCAATAGCGGATTCTTTAAAGGATATTCCTAATTTGTCAGCCCTTGCCACTAAAGCGTCAAGAGATTGTTCTACATTGCCTACACTGGCAAGATTTAAATTTAATTTAATTCTTTGTAGCTCAGTAAAAGCAAGTAAAGAATCAGTAACAGCTTGTTGGATCCTAAAAGGAATATCGTCAATAGCAAAAAATAGAGGTCGTAATAAAAATTCTGCTCCTTTGAAAAGAGCAAATCCCCCAATTGCCGCCATAGTACCTTTACGAAGATTAATCATACCTCCTGTAGCGGCATTAAGTTCTTGGTCGAGAGTTCTGAGTGCTTTGCCACCAACCGAGAGGAAATTAATAAATCCGTCCGCTTGGGCAATAACAGCTTTTAGTCCGCTCACAATGCCGTCTGTAAAACCACTAGAAACGCCCGCTTTTTCAATACTATCGAGAGCGTTAAAAATGTTATCTCGTTTTTTATTCCAGTCGTCAAGAATTTCTTCTCTTGTTGTTTTTGGACGAGCGATGACAGTAGCTCGCTTCATCACTTGAAAAGCGCGGGGAGAAGCGAAAATCCCTGTGTTCATCGAGCCTTGAATCTCGTTGATAACCGCTAGGCGTTCCCCTCGGTCTAGTCCCATTTCTTTAACAGCTTGAAGAATCGCTTTTCGGGCTTCTTTTGACCTCGTCCCGACAAAAAAAGTAAAATCGCTTACCTCTTTATCGAATTGAGTCTCTAGCCTTAATCCGAAGCGAATATGACGCGCCCCTAACGCTAATCCTTCATAAAAAAACCGCATTGCTTTCATCGCTTTTTTAGATGGCGAAGCATTCCCCAATCCTTTATTTGTTGCATCAACTATTTCAATTGCAGTTTGATAGGCTATTCTTTTGGCATCGTCGCTGTTTACTCCTATTTCTAAACCTTTCTCAAAATTACTGGCTCCTGCTTTACCAGCAACAAGCATTAGTTCTGACATATCAGCGCCGATTGATTTAACAATTGTTCGCAATTTTGACTGTTCGTCAAGGAGTAATGCGCTTAACTCAAAAAATACATCTTTTTTCTGTTTGCCGCTAATTATAGATTCCCAAGCTTTATACAGCCTTTCAAATTCTGCAATGTTTTGCTTAAGGCTCCCTGGCATTATTCTTTCTTGTGCCATTTTGTCATTGCCAAACATTTTATCAAAATCACTAGCATCAGGTTTGTTTACTAGAATAGTGTCATGCAATTCTACTCCTTTCTGCGAAGCTAGTTCTATTACATCATTTTCGAAAGGTTTGGCGGTACGGCGATTATCTCCCCCTTGATTACTCCACCCAAAAGCTCCTGCTCCCGTTAAAAGAAAATCGTCCCACAATTGTCCTTCTACACCATAAGTCCATATATCTCCCGATGGTTCACCTATTTTATGTTTTTTGAAAAATTCTGGAATATTTACATCTTTTAAATATTCGCGAGTTTCATGATAGCGGCCTTGCCCACCTCCACGGTATTCCCCAGTTTTGTCATAGTGGCTGTATTCACTTGCACCACGTCTAAAAGAAGCTAGGCTGTCACCAGGATGGAGAAACATTTTATCGGGATTAAATAACCCTTCTAAAGCTACTGGCTCAAAACCTCCGTAATTATAGACCGCCAATCTTGTTTCTGATTGTGTTCGTGGAAAAGCGTTTCCTTTCCAGACACCGTCTCCAATGAATTTATTAGCTGCGTTTTGATGCCACAACCCGTAAATAGGATTGACATTGCTAGAAATATCATCAGGTCGCATTTGAGATTCAACTTCTTGCCTTAATCCTCTGTCTTTATTGCTATTAGGATGTAAAGCTTGATAACCATCTTCTAAAATACTTTCTAGATGTTCTCTTTTGGCATAAATTAAAAATTTTGCGTCTTGTTTTTGATTAAGTTGCAATCGTTCATTTACGTCTTGAAGAAACTTATCAAAAAATTGCACATACAATTTTGCTTGTTCTTTTGTTCCTATTTCAAGCCCTCTTATCAAATTTCTACCCGCTTCTTTACCCTTCCAAGACGGTGAAGCATTCCCCAATCCTTTATTTGTTGCGTCGATAATTCCAATCGCAACATCTAAAGCGTATTTTTCGCTATTATTATTTTGTAATCCAATATTTAACCCCTTAATATAATTTAACCCAGACTGTTTGCCATCACTGGAAAACATCGAACTAATCGCTTCAAGGTTTTTTGCGAATACTGGAACGCCAGCACTTAAAGAAGATGCAATAACTTCAATGAGTTTGCGTCCGTAAATATTGTACTTTTCTTCTATATCGCCTAAATTAATGCCTAAAAAATCAGACGGATCAATTTTGCCAGTAGTTTGAACCTCAAGGTATTCAAGTATCTCATTAGGTCTGCGATTGTATTGGTCTGGTGTAAAGCTAGACAAAGGATTTGTTATTATCTCGCTTGGATTTCTCCAAAAAGCACCAGAGTCACCTCTAGTAAATGTTGATCGGTTGGCAATTTTTGCTATATCGAGCATTATTTCAGCATCGCCATAGTAATCATTTCCTTTGATCGGTTCGGAAAAAGAGTTAATTGCGCTATAAGCAACAGGTTCTTTGAAAACTTGTTTTTCAAAATCAAATCTGTCTCTTCTTAAACTCCATTGATTAAAAGTAGGGTCTATTCCTTGTGTTAAAATAGCTTGGAGATTTGCAAAAGCTGTTTTATGTCCAGCGTAAAAATTAGATAATTGCTTAAGTCTAATACTAGCAGAAGCTAACGCATTTTCCGATGGCAAGCTTGATTCAATTAATCGTGTAGGGGTAGGATAAGAAATAATATCATTTTTTGGGGGTTCAACAGGAGTAAAAGTTTTTGATAGAGGGAATTTGCTTAATTTTTTTTCTAGTAGCCCGTCAATTGGTTTACCTTCCCACCCCATCATTTTCGCTTCAACAGCTAAATCTTTTAAGTTAGGAATATTTACATCAAAATAAGATTGAATAATTTTTTCAATATCGCCAAGTGATAAACCTGATTCAAATCCTTTAACAACTTCATTAGCTAAACTCCGAAAATCAAAAGAAGAAATTCCTTTTTCTATTCCAATTGCCACACCTTTAATTAGGTTTTCTCCCGCTTCTTCCCCCTTCCAAGATGGTGAAGCATTTCCCAGCCCTTTATCAATTTGATCTACTATTTTAAGAGCGTTCTGGTAGGCGATGTCGCTTGCGCTAGTATCCTTTAATCCTTTTTCTAAACCTTCATTAAGGTTCTTACCTGACTCCAAACCACCTTTAGTAAGAATTTGTGTCTGTAAATTATCAACTGACTGTAAAAAGCCACTTAATGATTTATTAATACTTGTTGTGTTAAATTCAGGATTAGCTCTTAACGCTGTAATTCCCTTTTTAACTTTTTCTAATTGAAAATAAAGACGTTCTAAAGATTGGATATCTTTAGTAGTATTAATTTCTTGACCAATGTTTTTTATGCCAATGCCAATTCTCTTGGTAAAATCAGCAGGAATTTCTGTAGTTTCAACTTGGAATCCACTAAGTTCTTTTTTCCCTAATTTTGTTCTATCGCTTGCTTTTGTTGTTAGTAAAAGTCGAGTTAGTTGGTCAGGGTTAAATTTTTCAGTTAACGATTTCCATATTTCCTCTTTTCTGGCTCCTGCTCCTGATGCTGGTACATCAATTCCTTGATCCCTGGCTAATCCTCGTAATTGTTTTACCGTGTAATATTCTGGGTTAATTGCCTTGATGTTAGCTGGAATAGGGTTACTTGCTGGGAAGACCCTCTCATCGAAATATGGAGTTATTTCAGTGGTAATCAGAGAATCAGCTTTATTCTTTGCCGCTTTTAATGCTTTCTGGGTTTTACCCTCAATTTTTTGCTGTTCTTCTTTGCTAATTAATTTAGGGACATTACTGGTAGCCGCTCCCAAGAGTTTCTTAACACCTTCACCGGCCATTAACGCCGATCCAGCAACTGCTCCCCCCTGCGATAGGACGCTGATAGTGCCGTTAGTTATTTCGGTTACAAGCTGCACTACTGCTTCCGTTAGCTGTTGCCCCACTCCAAACGGCAAGCCGCTAAAAGCTTGAGTCATTTGTGTGGCTACGGCTTGGATCATTTCCCGACCGCCAGCACTCATCGCCCCTGCAAGAATATCTCGCATAGTATTGACAACCGTGGCATCTAGCCCCATCGGGAGAGCGTGGAGAGCGGCCGCACCCATAGCGGCGGTTCCTCCTACCTGCAATGCTTTTTTACCCAGTCCCATCCCCGGGATAGCCATTACGGGACGCTCTAAAGCTTGCATTACCGCATAAACGACTTGACCAAATTTAACAACGTCAAGAGATGTGTCTCGGAAAGCTTTTGAAAGTAGAAGGCTTGCTGTTTTTAATTCTCTTACAAGAGTTAATTGTAGTAATTCTGCAAAATCTTCATTCCCGCTAAGGTGCTGAATTTCTCCCGATTTATCAGGAGTACCAAGTCGTGAAGCTAAAACATCTTCTAATTTTGATTTAGCTGCTACAGCTAAATCATTAAGTTTTTGTGGTTGATTATCTAGAATTGGTTGTTCTTTTTTTTGTTCGGGAGTATCTATTTTTGCAAAAACAGTTTCTTTAGTAGGCAAAGAAAAATCACCAACGATTTGCTTTAATAAAGTTGGTGTATATGAACCTAATGGAATCGCTTCTCCTGTTACTACAGGAGAAAGAAGAGTCTCGTTAATTTCTCTTTTCTGAGGGATAATGGCTGATTTTTGTCTGGCATTAGAATCAGAAACTTGAGTAGCAAAAGGTTTTGAGTAGCCAGATTGAATTGCGCCTATTATTTTAAGAGGATCCATCAATCCGTAATAGCTAGAATCAATGATTGCTCGCTGAATAGTAGTAATTTTATCGTTAAATTTATCACTGCTAGTCGGATCAACCTTTGCATTTCCGAGATCAATTGAAGTAATTCCACCTTGTGCAAAAAATACATTCCCTGCAGCTAAATCATTATGAACAACACCCATTTCCTGTAAGGATGCTCCAAGTTGTCCTACTTGTCGATATAGAATAGATGCGGCCTTATTAAAACGATTGTGTTCTTTTTTGGCAGACGATTGTAATTCTTTGGTTAATACTTTTAGCTCTTTGATTTTAGTCGCATCTTTGTTGTCTATGGCTAACTCTAATGCTTTATTAGCTTCCTGTATTTTTTGCTGAATTTCTTTGTAAGGACGTGCAATTCGATCAAGTATTTCTTTTAAAGGACGACCTTGTGTTCTTTCAGTAATTAAAGCCTGACCTGGAACTGCTTTGTACAATAAAGGAGACAAACGACCTTGTAATTTCTCATAAGCCTTAATTTCATCTTCTGACGCAATTTTTGTCGCTCCTATTGGGTCAAGATCAGTTTTATAAACAAGATTATCTGAAAGAAGAGCAACGGCTCCAGACATTCCTGCACCAATTTTTTTGATTTCAGAAATACCAGGAAGAATTTCTTTACCTACGGCGTTAAGAAGTTTGTTGTAAGCTAAAATAGCTGATTGCTTTTTCAGAAAAATTTCAGGAACAGTAACCTGTAATTGTCTTACTTCTTCTTCTTTTAGTAGTGTTGATGTGTCAAGGCGTGTATTTAGAAAACTTGTTAATTCTCCAGAAAACTCATCAACTTCAAAAGTTTTTATACTGTCTTTGGTTTTTTGCGATAGTTTTCCTCCTGTCTTAATAAATTCATCAGCAACATCAGCTATTTTTTTGTATGCTTCAACAATTTTTTTTGTGTAAGTTTGCCCAAACGTACTTTCTTCAGAAGTAAACCATGGTATTGTTTCGGTTCTAATCTTTTCTGTCCGTCTTTTAACTTCGTTAGGCTCTAAATTTCCGGCATACCAGCTAGGAATATTAGCAAGTTTTCCTGATTTAAATTCTAATAATGCGCTGTTTATACTTTTTGCTTCTTGTTGATACTTTTGATACCCGGCAAAATCTTGAGGATTTTCTGGTAAATTTGCACCCCCTTGTCTAAATTTTTTAGCTATAAATGGAATTAAAGGTTCCATTAAACTTTTTAAAGCTTGTGACACAGGCTGTAATTCTTTTGTATCAAAAGAAGATATAAGACGAAGCCCTTCGAAAAACTTTGCAATAAATCCTTCTACGCTTACGTTAGGACTGCCACTGCTGTATCCTTGCAAGAATCTATGATAAGGTAGAGTCTTGTCAAATTCCCCTGTTTCTTTAAGTGACTTTAATTGTAGAGTCGATCCCAATACTTCATATAGCTTATCGCCTGCATGAACAACTTTTGATTGTTGACCTAGGGTCATATCTGGCTGTTCAGCATTAATAGTCTTATAAAATAAATCTAGAAAAGGTTGTTTTTTAAATAAATGTTTTTGGTGGTGATTTGATAGCCCAAAAGGAGTATCACTTTCAATTGAGTGAAATTGGTTAGTATTGACTCCAATTCCTAATAACTTGGCAAAACCGAGAGGGTCGCCACTCAGTAATGCTGCATTAAATCCTTTAGGTGTATTTTGAGTAAAATTAAGAAAGGGATAAGCCATGGCTAATGCGTGTGGCTGCATTCCTAAATATGATGCTGTTTGAGCATACTGAAGGTTATCTGCTCCTCCTAAAGAATAGCTAACAACACTGCCTTTTTTACCCTGTTCTTCAGCTAATCTGGTATTGGCTATTGCTTGCGCTGCGGCTGTAGAATAACCAAACGGGTTAATAGCGTTTACTACCTGCCGAAAAGCGTTAATTGCTGTATCTATGGTTTCTCCAGCAGCAAAATCGGGAGCAATCTCAGCTATTTTATCCCTAATCATTTTTTCTAAAGGATTAGGGTTTTGTTTATCAGTATCAGTTTCAGGATTTTCTACAGGAATAAATCGTTTATTAGGAGCTAATAATTCAATTGATTGAACAACTTGTCTGCCACCCTGACCTCCCTTAAATTGCGCTCCCCCAATAACACTAACTACATCTTCCCCCTCTTTTAGTAATGGAAAACCTGCTTTTTTTTCGTTGTAATATTTTTGGCTTTCTACTGATGTTCTGTAAGACCTCATCCCTTGTATAAATTTTAATAAAGGAGCCATTTCTTGAATAAAAGAATTAACAAATCCTTTTAATACTTGTGTTTGTGGCTGTGCGTCAACTAAAAACTGAGCTATGGCTTTTTTCCCCGCTTCTCGCGGCTTAATACCAGGATTTTCCGATTCTATTTTTTGTAATACTTGTTGATAAATTTTATTTAACTCAGAATTTTCTTTGATTAATCTCAGGCGCTCCAGTGGTTTATTTGCAGGCACTAATGCGATTTCTTGTAATTTTTGAAGCCTTTCTGTAGTTTTACCTACTTCGGTGCGAGGAAAAGAAGCTTGTGTAGCTTTTTCTATACTTCCTGACCTGAAAAATTCTGATAAAAACGTTTCATATACTTGGTTTTTACCAATTAATTGTTCATCAATTTTTGTTATTGCAGATTTAATTTTTTTAGCTGTATTTTTAGCTGATGTTACGCCTATCTCTTCTGCAAAGGATTGACCTAGTTTCTCGAAATAACCAGTAACCATGTCATCAAGAACTCGTCCCGCAAGTTTAAAAGGAGACATTAAAATGCGTCCAATTGCGCCTACAACGCCTCCTTTACTAGAGGATATTCTAATTTCTGACGATATCCGAGAAGTAGATCGATCGATCGCTTTCTCTACCCGATCTTGATACCCAGAAAACCGATGCTCAACAACAATTTTAGAAGGTGTTCCTATCTCTACTGAGGTTTTTTTTAATTCACGCAACTCTTGATTAAGAGAAACTAATGCGTCATCTTCGGCAAATACTTTAATAGGATTTGCTTTATAAAAATCAACTGTCTTTTTAAGGTCAACTCTTTTTAAAAGTAAATGACTGTTTAGCCCATAAAGCTGACGGTCATCGACGCTAACTTTAATTTTTAGTGGAGTCGTGCCAAGTTTAGTAACACGACGCTCTAAGGAAGAAAGCTGGTCTTTAGCCGATTTGATGCCGCTATCATATTGGGCTGTATTTAGCCCTAGACCGATTTCTAAAGTACCAAGTGATAAAGACATTAGCTTTTCTCCCCTACTAATTGAATTATTTCGTCGTATAGTCCGCAATCGACTATTATCTGAGTGGCGAAGACTGGCACTTGGCCAGCTTGCATAGCTTCTAACAGAATTTGAGCGGTTTCTTGATCAAGAAAATATTTTTTATTTTCTTTAAACTGGTAAGGCAGAAAATCACTAGGAAGACTTTGTGACTTAGAACCTTCTTTAGATTGTGCTACCAGGTAGGCGTGAACCATGGCAGCAATCTGACTAACCGTACCTGATAGTGAATTAATCTCTTCACATTTGACTTTTTGAATCCCTGAATATTTTTTTAGGATTAACCAGTCTGGCCAATCTTCCCACTCCTCGATAGATAATCCCCATGCACACCATTTGTAATAGATTTCTTCCCAATTAATGGGGTTAGCGATTGCCTCTAACCGCGCATTAATTGCGTCATCTATTCGTTTTTTTCGTCATCCTCCGTTGATTCTGATTCTGGTTTTTCAGGCTCTGGTTTTTCAGTTTCTGGGTTTTGCCACTGGGTTATGTCTTGCCAGAGATAGTCTTGATAGAGTTTTACTACCATAAATTGAGACATATCATTAACGTCTTGTATGGTGAAATCAACAGAAGATTTATCTTTAAGTTTAACTACCCGTCGAGGACTACCTAGAAATTTAGCTAACAAGGCTTTATTGTAAGTTTCATAGGTTGTTTCCCGATCCTTAAATAAAGCATTTAATTCATCGAGATAAGGCTCTACAAGTTCTATAGATTCTCTTGTTAGTTCTCTTGTTTTTTTACGGTTGCTTAAAATTGATTGCTGCACGATAGCGGCGGTTTCTACTTTTTGTTCTACGCTATCAGATTTTACCCCGTCAAGGGCATCAACCATGACCTGTTCAATTCGTTCTCGGATCGAACCGTCGTTAACTACTACTCCTTCAATTTCAGCAGTGGATAGTCCCGTTTTTTGCCCGATAGCTTTAATTTTCTCAAGATAAGCTTTGTCAGCTTTTTCCCGTGCCTCTAAGTATTCCTTGACTGTTTCATTTTCCTTTGGATTAATCCCGTATCGTTTTAAAAACTTAATCCCAATTTCCCCATTTTCTTCAGTGGCAATTGTATCTATCTTTTCCAGTAAAGTATCGTTGTCTTGGATATAATAAAGCCACTCTTTTTTTAAAGGGAAAAAGAATGTTTCATTAAACTTCAATTTACCTAATACGCTTAACTTCGCCATTTATTTTTACCTTTTGATTTCTTTTTGCACTTTGTTCAGTATTTAGCCACAGAGGATCGAGAGTTACAGATACTTGTATTCTTTCTTGGTTTTTTGTTCCGTCTGGTGGTTCGATTAATATCTTTTCTTGCTGACTTATTTCTCGATCAAACGTACCGAAAGAAAACCAGAGGTAATTATTGATTATTCTAGAATTGACTAACATTACCTCTTGGTCTTCATCAACAAGGAGTTTAACTATTTTAATTGAGGTCATCAGCTACATTAGGAGAGAATGGCGACGTTGCCATCGGTTTAATGTCAAACACATTGCCACTAATAGTTAGAGTTACGTTTCCTTGTAGGAAATTACCTTTTTCACCACTAACATTTTGGCTAACATTTGTCTGAAAACCTAAGCCGCCGCGCTGTCCCATATAGACAATTTCAAGGTAAATTCGATCACCTTTTTGCTCTGCGGCCTTTACGATTTCATATCCAGGATCACCAAATACAAGCGGACCCGATACCGACCCAGTACTCATGATTTCGGAGATAAATTTCTCCACCGCCATTTCACCGAGGACGGAATCAGTAACCTCGGTAGAAGAGGTGTCAACATTGAAGGTCTTCGCACTTAAGAAAGGAACCCAAGATTTAATTGTGCATTTTTGAGCGGGAGTAGCAAGGGTAGCACCAATTTTGGAAGGTTCGATCTGGATTGCTGTCTGGGTTGCTGTCGTCGTCTTTGTTCGGACGATCACGTAATCACCGGTAGTCCCAACGTAAATTAAAGTGCCAGCATATAAAAGGCGGCCAAAACCCCCAGTCGCTACGGTAAGAGTGGTATCACCTAAGACGATTGCACCACCTAAATCAGCTACTCGTGTGGGAGGTTCCTCTCCAAATCCGTAAACACCAGAGATAAAAAATTGCGTATCACGGCTAGGGGTGAGGTTGTCACTCCGGTTCAACTCTAAAATCTGATTGGACATTTCTGATCACTGACTAAACTTTTCTAGTTACATTGTACTATAAAAGATTAGTAAATGTGTACTCTAGAAGCCTAAAAGCCTAGCAGTAGTGATTTTAAAGGTCACTTTTGGTCTGATAATCCCCTCAGAAGTTTTGGTATAGGGGGTTAGGCGCGGCTGATCTAGAAAATTCCAGTAGCGAGATGATTTAAGTCTCTCGATCACCGGTGTTAAGGATTTCTCTAGATTGTACTGTTTCAAGGTAATGCAATAGTTATTTATGCCTACGGTGTAACCCAATAGGTTTTCGTGATAAGGATTAGGCTCTCTTTGAATAATCGCTTCGATGCCGCTATTAGGTTTTACTTTATAGTTAGGGGGTAATTCAGGAGGCTCTACCCAAATAGCATCAATTTCATTTAATTTTTGCCCTGTAGGGCTTGTTATTTCGTATTTGCCTAAGTCAGTACCGATAAGTATCTTTAAATTGTTTCTAATACCTAATAAAATATCTCTTAATTCTGATTCACTCATTTAATTTTTCCTTTAAGATTTCACTATAAGCCTCAATTGGATTATAGTCTTCTATAGCCGTGTCGATAAATGGGCGGGCGGGAACATCTGTCACCGTCCCATCGTTACGCTCTATTTGATACCCTTCATGGACAAGAGCGGCATGATCAGCAGTGTAACCGATTACTTTATAAGTATCCGATACATCTTCAATAAATTGGCTATTTTTTAGCTCACCTGTATCTACAATGTCCCGAGGTGAGCCGACTACACTGCCATTTTTTCGTACGGTTTCCCGTGGCCAGTTCCATTTAGTATCTTCTATCTGAAAGTTAATCTCTTGGGCAAATTCGGACACCATTTCCCCAAAAGCTTCAGTAGCTAAGTCTTTTCCTAGATTCCAGTTAATCATTAAAAAATAG